CTTGATAGAGTTCTTTATATACTTTTTTAATATCGTTTCTATGTTGTTGAGACGCTAAAGATAGTATAGTATCATCAAATTCATCATTTATTTGTGCAGAAGCCTGACCGTTATTATTAGCTATTTGTTGAATAAAACCTTGGTGTGAACCATCACCAGAAATAAATGCTTCTAAGCTCATTAATTCAGCAAGCATAGATTTCATATATTTTATTGTTGTACTTTTACGACCTTTTCCAGACTGTGCTAACAACAAGAAATATAAATTAGTTTTTAATCCTTTTGGCCACCAACTATTTTTAAAGACATATTGTGGACTTAAACAGGCAAGAATCATTAAGCCAGTAACTTCAAAAAAAGTAGGTGGTGCATTCACATGTTCTTGCATAAATTCAACCCATTTATATAAGAAAGAATCTTGATGAAATGGATTGTTATATTCTTGCTCTTTTTTTCTTGCATCATTATCTATATTTTTTATTGATGGTACTTCTTTTGTCATTATTTTTATCAAGCCTGATTCAGGTTCATATTTAGCAACGCTTGCAGCAATAGTTGCAACTTCATTATCAGGCAAAGGAGGATCATTCATAATATAATTTAATCCCTCTAAGCCCATACGCAGTACTTCTTCTTCTAACCCTATACGTCTCATAGTGCCCGCTATGCTTGTTAACACATGGTTTCTATTACCGCTAGGCACTAATCCTTTATATTTTGGCTCAGACGGGCCTTGTCTAGCTTGTTCATCTAATAAATTAGATTTACTTTGTGATTCTATAATCGACAATAACCATTCTGGACAGTCAATAATATTATCTAAAGAACCTATTGGCTTATATATATTTTGCGTTTTTGAATATGCACCAACAACGTATCCACCATCACCTCTAATATCAAATCCAGGACCTAACAATGAAGCACTATTTTTAATTTTTAATTCTTCATGTTTAGGATTTCTAAAATATATATGCTTGCCTTTACCTGAACCTGTTTCTACAACAAATGTATTTTTTTCAGGATTATTTCTATTACCATATAAGTTATATAGTTCTTGCCAAGTAATTAAGCCTCCTTTTCCACCGTCTAAATCAACTACAAAAAATTCACTACTTGTTGCAATGCCTATATTATGGCCGATATATCTTTCACCAAACCAGCGTTCTATTTGTGTTGTATCAGTAAGAGCATCTTTAAATCCATTGCTATATTTTAAGGGTATTTTTTCATTTTTTTGTAAAGGAAATACAGGAAAACCTTTTTGTGCATATCGTAAAGCACTTAATTTCTTTATTTCATCATCATTATTCATTAAATTCTCCTCTTAAGTAGACAGGATATAATGCTCTCGCACAACATTATATCCTGCAAGAAGATCAGAAGTCTATCTTCTGACCTTCAGTCGTTGCCGCAGGTTTTGGCTCGGTATCATTTGATTTATTTTCATTAGTTTTACCTAAGTATTTATGAATCCGTGCAACAGAAAAACCTGTTTGTTCTTCACCTGCATCATTTTGCCATTTTTCTGCTCGACCTATCATTTTTTTATTGATCGCAGTTGACATCCACTCTGCTGTATCGGTGTCATGCTCTGGCACACAATCTAATGCATATAAAAATTTATATGTGTTAGAGCGTTTATGCATAGAACTTGTAACCTTTTTTGTCCAATAATGTTGATTATCATACACTGTGTTTATGTGTACAGATTCATCAAGATTATATACATTAAATCTCCATGCATATTTGGTAACATTTTCACCAGCATATTCGTCAAACTCCTCTACTCCTTCTCCTATTTCGGCTAATTCTAAGATATAATCACCTTCGGGAATTTGATATCTTTCCCGTTGTCTATCACTATCTTGCCATGTTTTTGGATACTCTACCATTATTTTTTCCTTTCGCTATATAAAAATTGGTATAAGTGTTTAGCAGCCCGAACACTATCCCAGTACTTTTTGATTTCGTTCTCATAAATAACTATTTCTTTTAGTTGTCTATTTTTTGAACGATGACAGTACACAATGCGACCTTGATTCACAGTAATGCCGCTTTCTCGAGCTAACATCATATATGCTACAATTTGCATTTTGTGCTTTTCTTCTTGTACGGAACCTGACTTAAAATCAATGATTTCTGTTGTTCCATTAATCTTTGCAATTAAGTCAATTGTGCCACCGAGTAAATATACATCACTGACAAACGGTTGTTCTACATGCAATACTTCGATTTCATGTCTGTCAACCCATTCATCAAAACTTTCAATACAATACTGTATATTATCTACTAAAATTTGGTCATAACCTTTACGTAATAAATCTGGGTCTCTACGCATGACTACTGATGCAGCATGCTCATGAAAACAGGTACCAATGTCTGCCAACCATTGTAATTCTTTTTTATAATCACCCATTTCTTTTTTTTCCCAATCAATATCTTTAAAGGTTTCTTTAAGAGCCCATTTAATTAAAGCTTCTGGATCACCTACAACATTTAAAATAGTAGTAACACTAGGCACAACAAATACATTGCCAGTCTTATCCTTTTTTTCTTTTGTCATATAGATCTGATGTTCATTAAATGGCATAGAATATTTTCTAATAATATTCTCCTTTCTCTTACTTTTTGGGTAGCTTTAATGGTTTTCCATGTATAGCTTCCAATACTTTTTTATCAGTCTTACTTAATCGACCGATAAAAAACATACATGCACTATATACAATAGCTGCAAATATGTGTGTTATTTCAATCATATGCATCGCCTCCTCTCTCTTACTATAGTTTAATCCGCCTTGGGATATGCTTGCACTTCATAACGTAATAATTTACGCAATCTTTTTTTCTCTGTCTTCGATCCACGAAATATTATATATCTATGCTTTCGTGAACGTGGTACTTTCAATATTTTATCTTCTCCTAGTATCTTTTTTGCAGACTCTACAGTGCCGCCATAGCGTTGTAAAAAGCCTCTGCTATGTTTGTTTTCTTCTCCTGCTAATTGATAGTTAAATACATTAGCCGAGAGCCCTGTATATAAAAAATTAGTTGCTTGGTATACAATTCCAGTATGGTTTTCTTTTGTGTCAGCATATGAAACAACAATTGAATACTTTTTAGGTAGCATTTTTAACGCTTGACCTATAAGAAAACTTTCACTATTTTTTGGTGTTCCATCACGTATCCATAATCTATTTAGTTCTATAACATGTTCTTTTTCTTCTTCGCCACATATACCTTTGACTAAAGAAGGTGATGCAGGAAGCCCAAATGAAATAACACCAAGTGCTTCAATACTATAATATAATCCGTATGCATACATACATGGTGTTTTTCTATGCATATAATGCGATGCAAGAATTGCTTTCATCGCTCCAGCACATGATATTTTATCAACAATAAAATCAGATATTTTTAATTGTTCTAGTTCATTTTCAAACATTATAACTCCTTAGGATATGGATAAATTTCTAATTGCAGCTTATTTAACAATTGTTTTCTTCTTTTTTTTGAGCCTCGTAACCGTAAATATCGATACTTTTTAGATGCTCTTACACGAATTAATTTATCACCTAGTTTATCTCGTGCATTATCAAAGGTTCCAAATCGTGCAGATATACCTCTTGAATGCACGTTTTCAATGATACCTCTACTATTTTTTATACCATATGTTGTTGCTTTTTTTGTTGGTCCTATATACATCCATGATGCTGCTTGATAAATAACTCCTAAATGATTAGCTTTTGTATCTGCATATGAAACTAATATATTATATTGATCAGGTAATTGTTTTATTGCTTGTGACATGAAAAAACTCTCTGTATTTTTAGGTGTAATATCAGCAATCCAAAATCTTTTTAATTCAATAACATGCTCTGCTTCTTCAACACCACAGATATTTTCCATAAATTGTCTAGGTGGATGACCCCATATACAAATACCAATGCACTGTACTTCTTGAAATAATCCATATGATATTACTGCATTAGTTCTTCTGTGCATATAATGTGAAGCTAATGATATATCTTGTGCTTCAATATTATTAATTCTAGATACGGTATATTTATTGGTTATTGATTCTTTCGTCATCCTGTATTATTTCTTCATCCTGTAACATATTTTTGATATCTTGCTCAAAATAAAACCATTGATTGCCTATTTTTTTTCCTTTTAAGACTTGTTTGCGTGTTAAATTTCTTACTGTTTGCTCATGCACTTGTAAAATTTTT